CACTATATTATATTTTAATGCACCCTAAACAAGTTATGTCTATTTACGAAGACCTCATAAAGAAAAACACTCTTTCGTTGAACTCAGCAAAAGCTAATATGGTTGCACTTGCTTCTCTCATTAAACGAGCTGAAGAGTCGGAAATCGCAACCCCGGAGTTACTAGAAAAGCAAAAGTACTGGGTTCGAAATGTTCGCGTTCTTAACTCACAATCACAAAAAATTATTGAAAAGAACACACTCTCTGAACGAGAAAAGGAGGCTTGGATTCCATTTTCTGAATGGCTGAATACTGAGAAGAAGATGCGTATTTCTGAACCTGGTAGTTACGGTCATCTCTTAGTTGCGTTTCACAGTTTAGTAGCTCCTATGCGCGGAGGGGATCTAAGTAAAGTCAAGATTGTTAAGTCTGAAGACCCCGACACAAAAAGTAAACAAAACATTCTAATTTGGAATGGTCCTAAAGAACCCGCAAAGCTCATTATTCGTAGTCATAAAACGTCAAAGAAATGGCCTATCCTTACAAGAGATCTACCGCAAGAACTTAAGGATTCAATTGATATCTCTTTAAAGAAAACACCAAGAGATTATCTATTTGAAATGGAGTCAGGAAAGCCATGGACAAAGGCTTCTTATTTAGTTTGGAAAAATCGTGAATTTCAACGTATTTTTGATAAACCGGTCACTACAAATATAGCGCGACACGCGTACATAAATGCACAAGACATGATACCTAAATCTATTGAAGCCCGAAGGCGACAAGCTGAATCAATGGGGCATTCACTTAGAACACAAGACGAATATAGACGTATAGTTTAATTTTATTATGTTTAAGGAATCATACTTCCAGAATGGCGAGCCATCTTGCGCATGCGTGGTTCCTCACCCATTGCAGGTTTAAACTGAGGCATGCCAAGAGACGTAGTGAGACGACTGCTAGTGTGCATTCCAGACGCACCACCAACCAATCGGACAAGCTGAGAAGACGTAACTGATGAACTGGTAGATGCAGACTCAACATCAGTTGTGTTAAGAATAGTCTTTCGGAGGGCTGAGCTTCCACGAACAGATTCAAAAAATCCAGAGTTAACTCCCATAACTGTAACAATAACGTTGTTTGAGTTAGGCAAGCTTCCCAAATAGCTAAAGAAACCATTACTGTTATCTATTGTCACTGAGACTTGAACGCTGTAATTACCAAGAGTTCCAGGTGCAAGACCTGATGAAAGAGGTACGTCTTGACCCATTCTTAAAACAACGGGTGCACCAGTGAGCTGGACGTTTGGCGAAGTTCCAATAAATGTATCAAATTTACTTCCTTCAACGCCTGAAGACTTTGGCACAAGAGTGGCGTTGCGGCCGCGAGCAAAACCTCTAAACTGGTTGTAATCCATGTCAAGACCACCCGCAACAGAAGCTGCATACAAATCTTCTTGAGAGAAATTAGAGCAAAGGTTTGCGTAGTTGTCAAACGTAACACCGATGTTTGTAATAGGGATATATGTATCACCCTGAGTTTGACCGCGGTACGCAGGCTTAACAAAAACAACCAAAAGGTCTGGAATGGATGAAAGTGTGACTGTATTTGATTGAACCAACGCAGTTCCTGTGGTGGAAAATGTAACCGAAGAAGTGCTGCTGTAACGAGGAAATTCAACATAAGGGACACTAGACACCAATGGTAAAGTAATTTCAGGAGGAGGTGTCAAAAATGTGCATCTCAACTGAGGTGGTGTAACCCAAGGGCCAGTCTGGTTACCAGCATTATCTTGAGGTGGCTGAAGACGCATGTTACCATACACTGCATTAATACCAGATTGACGTGTCATGTATCCGTATGAACCATTAGAGTTATTCAACTTATCCATATACAATCGTCCACTTGGTCGAGGAGCTGTTGCGCTAGTACCCGTTTCGTATCCAACTACAGCACCAGGTGCTTGAAGAGTCATGTTAACAGTCATGTTAGTGATTCCGTACAAACCAACTTCAGTCATTTGCTTTGAATCTTGCCACAAAAATGGACTCAAACACAATGGCTCAGTTGTGGTGAATCTAAACATAAGCGGCAAAGCTTGTAAAGCATTTGTGGGTAAAATTGTCCAAGTTGTAGGTCGTGGTTGACCAGGAAGTGGGTCTAATGAACTTACAGGTAGAGATTGACCAATCAAGTTTGAAAACATTGGAATAAAAGCAGGCCTATAATTGATAATTGGAACCACAATATCTTGTCCAGATGCATTTGTGTAGCGATAAGCATCAAATTGCTGTACTGGGAGTCCAGTTTTAGGATTTACAAATTGAATGGGGTATGACGCATTTGGAATATCACTATCTCGAGCTTCATCATATGCTTGAAGAGCTCCATTACTAGATCGAACGTCATCTGAAGTCCACGCATAAACGTCGTATTTACTCGGGCAAGTGCGCTGCATTAAAGAATCACGAGTCTGTGACAAAAGAAGCTGTTCATGTAAAACATCACCACTAACACTAACCGAGCAATCGTTGATTGTTGCTGTCATTGAAGTGGCTAGCGATTGAATAGGGAACATTCCCAAAGATAAATCTGAAGGAGAACCTACGCTTTGGAACCAATTGTAGTAGGTTGGATCTCCAAATACACTCAAGTTAAATCCCTTCATAGAAATAGCAGTGTTTTGGTTAAGAACACATCCAGTATTAAAACCTGTTTGTCCAACAAGGAAGCGCCATCGTAAATTTGCATTATTTACAATTGTTGCAGAATTTATTGACATGACTGGAGATCCACTGTATGTTATAGCTGCAACACCAGCAACTACATTATCAATGTTTGCAGTTGTAGCTACGTTTCCAAATACTTCACTTGTGGTAGCATCAATTAATTCATACGTCAAAGTCAACGCTCCAGGTGGATTTGTTAATACACCAGTAATTCCACTGAGTTCTCCTTGATAGTAAAGACTGACCTGTAAAGTTGCAGCAAAATGACCACCCTTAAATTTAAGAAATGGATTTGCAATAACGGCTGCAGCATCAGTAAAAGGGCCACTAACAGTTCCTGATGCACCAAGAGTTGCACTGGAAGTAGGAAAAGCTGCACTATTTACACTAATTTCTGCTTCTGAACTTAATTGAGCTTGTGAAACATTTTCAGTTAGGCCTGACCATGAATTGGCAGGTAAAACGCATGCAGTATTTCCTTGAGAGTTCCATGATGTTCCGTCAGGAGGGAATGTAGCAGCAATTGGAACATCTTGCGTAATATACTGTTGAGCAAGAGAGAAAGGAGGGTCGATGTAACGACCGGCAGGGACCGAAGTACCATCAATGACTACTGCATTGTAAGCACTCACTTGTTGAGTAGGAACTGCTTCAGCATAACAATAAGCAGATGCGTTCAACTCAATTTTACGATCTGTAAAAACATTTAATGATGGAACTAATACCTGAAACGAAAGCTGACTTGCATTTGCAGCGTTAGCTTGGAATTGGGAAGTGCTAACTGAAAGAGCACCTTTCTGTACTGCGTATTTCGGTGGGTCCTGGATAATACGCGAATCGTAGACTGCGATCTTCTCGATTTCAGCCATTGTATTATGATATAGGTCTAAATACAAATTTTATGTTTATGTTGCCGTAATTACTTAAAATTAAAGGAACAAGTTGCTGAGTGATTCTGTGTCTATAATAGACAGAATATTCAAGCTGTTTAAAAAGTCTTGTATCTAACAACGACACAAACTTGAAATTGTCCTCTTCGTAGTGAATTACTGAACGACTGTTGTACGGAGCATTCGTGGGTAAAAAAATCTCACCAATAATTTTTTCTGTCAACGAAATAGTTTGTGATTGACTCGCAAATGATGAAGAATCTGAGTCAATTAAATAATAGGCTGGTGAAGAAAGCTCATCGACCACGGGAATGTTTTCACTTACAACAACAATACTTTGCACGGGTGACATACACGAACTCAAGGATTCCGACGTTTGAGAAATTTCATAATAACCTGTACCCACTCGTGGATCTACCGTCGTACTGGAATTATCCCAAACCCAATACTCTATTTGAGGATAAGTTTCTCCACTGCGTAACTCCGCTAAAGTGTCAGCATACCCTATGCAATATGACGGGAAGTTGTCAAGTAAAAATTTAAACGATGAGTTTGATTCTAATGCAAACCATTCATCAGCATTTTGAGAGCCTTGCTTACCCCAAGATCTACGTTCATAATTATACAGAGCAATAGTAGATTGTTGTAATCCTTGTTGTAATACATTTGTAGTTCCAAAGCCTGTTCCATCAAAACGACAATGAGAAAGTAACGTCAAATTGTCATAATGAAACTGAGGTGCAATTGTAGTAAACGAAGGCAAAGGAATAAGTGTTGTTATTGGCACATTTGCAACGCCAGCTGGATAACTAATACCTGGTAGAGAATATAGCGATATATCTGTATAAACACGACCAGGGGTGCCATTTTCAACGCGACTTGTAATTGTAAAAGTACCACCAGCAGCTATATTTTTTCTAATACATAAAGCAAAGGGTGTTGTATCTCCTGTTTGATAAGGGACATAACCCAAAAACATCCACGAAGGTGAAGATGTGGGTGTTAACGGTATAGACTGTGTAACTCCTGGCTTCGTTGATATAAACACAAACGAAGATGAAGATGTTCCTGAAACCACTAATGAACCAATATTATATGTGCTTAATGGATTCCACAAAAAATTTACAGCAGGTGTTTCAAATAATTGTGAATAAGACATGAAAACAGTTGCTAATTGTCCATTCAAACTTATAGCTTCCAGGTTTAAAATTTCATACTCTTGATCGTTAATACACCTCTCTAATGTCTTGTTGACGCAGTCAGCAAAAAATTTATTGACTTCGTATACGTTGTAATACGTTGAACTTGAATCTACACCGAAATCTTGTTGAAGTAACGGAAGACCTGGTATTGAAGCAGTGGTATCTTGAGCTACCCAATTAACATTTCTATAAGCTGAAAAATCCCAATTAACAGTGTATGCTCGAGTCCATGTCTGCGAGGGAACTGTTGCAGTCGGTGGGTATGTCGCTGTTTTGACTACAACATTGTCAGTCAATAGAAACCCTAGCGATCTGATAAAATTATATTTTTTACTCGTTGCTGGAACTTGAGCAATTTCATCAGCAGTGGTATCTAATGAATAAAAGTTAGGCGCAAGTTTTAGTGAAAAATTAACTCCTAAGATGTTGATTACTGCAAATGGTAAAGCTTTAGACAGTGGTAATAGTTCAATTGTAGTTGTAGTTCTCTTCAAAATTTGATAGACTCCATTGTATAATGTTGCATCAATACTAGTTCCATTTAGACATGTCAATTCCACAGCACTCGTCATTGGAAAATCAGTTCCAAGTGATGAATTAAAACCACGATAAAAGCCTCTGTTTTCTATTAATGGAAGATTAAAAGATGCATCGTATGTAAGAATGATTGTACCCGTGTAACCACTTGCAGTTTGATCTCTTCCATTTAATTTTAAGGGAATAAACTCAGATTCGTCCGTTAAAAATTCAATATGTCCACCGCTTCGAACAACTTCATTAATAACATAACCTGTACTAAATTCTCGAAGGCTTGTAATTGTCATCGCACCAAACGTAAACATAGGACTAGTACCTGTTATATTGATTGAACAAGTAATAGACATACCCATACTAATTGATGTAACAGTCAAAAATGCATTGTTTATACGAGTATCTAAATTCAAAGGGTCTCCAGTAATAAGAACAGTTTGTCCAACTATAAATTTGTTTGTATCAGACCCAAATGTAAGAAAAAAAGTGAGGGTATCATACCCATTTGAAGCACTACTTGAAAAAATGTATGAATTTGCTTGAGCAGTTTGCCAAGGGTAGTCTAAAACAAGTGAAGGGTGTGTTCCAGTGGCAAAAGACGATGGTTGTGCATCATATTGAACGACATCTAAGACCGTTGCAAAAAGATCCACAGGTACAGCTTCTGTTGACACAGTACTTGAAACAGGAGCATATGTTATACCAAACAAACGCACTCTATCTCCAGTTTGAAATCCACTTACAGATGAAACTTCCACAACCAATTTACCAATATCCACACCACTATTTAAATAGGAAGTTGCAATAATACGTTGCTGTACAGAAGGAACAACTAATGGCGTTAGACAAGTTGAATAGAAGAGTGAAGGTGGAAGACTTGGAGTTTTTCGTGTCCAGTAATCAAACAACACAGACAAAACTGTATTAGATAATGTTGGTACAGGAATTAATGTTAGGAGAGTGGAAATGTTAAAGGCATCAATCAATCTACACTCTGCATTTGAATCATCAATGTTTAAGAAGGTTGACTCTCCATAATAAGAATTAATGGGGTCAACGATCGCTGTTCCAAGAACTGCAGCGTCTGATAGCGTATCAATAGTTGAACCATCAGGCGGTAGACTGATTAGTGTATTTCGCCAAGTTGACGAAAGACCTACTTCGTAAATAAGCCGGTTGACATTTGCACCTAATTGAACTTGAGGTTGAAAAATAGGAAGAGTTTTTGTTTGAATGTCCACAGATTTTATTGCAACCTCTGCCCGATTAGTGCGACCCACAATAGGTAAAACACGCGTTTGATTGAAAGAACTTGCTATACCATGAGCATTTGTATGGTCTTCACGTTGAATATTAATCATGTTTGTGTTAAAATACACAATATCCTTTGTGGGAACGACACCCGCGCTGATCTGTCCAGACGTAGACTGGCCTCCTGCCATGCTGTTATCAAATGTCCTCTTCATTTGTGAAGAATTCGGTAAGTCAAAAGTGTGACAAACTCGTCAGGTTTAATCCCACTTCGTTCAATTAATGAGATATAATCTTGAATTGATAAATGATCATGCAAAATTCGACTAGCAATATGACGACCACACGTATTGCGGGAGTCTTCTTGTAACTTTACGTTATTGTACACTAGCTCACCAGGAAAGCCTTTGACTATATTGTGAATATTAGGCATAGTTTGATCCAACGCTTGCTGACGGTCTTTGCTAAGCCATTTGCGATTACCATCCACCTTGACTCCAAATGAATCAAACACCTCTAATTGATTACCCCCTTCTCGCTTTAGCATACACTGCCAATGCCCTGTGTTCTCGTCTTCCGTTAAAAATAGAATAATTACGTAGGGTTGCTCTTTAAACAACGTGTCAAGCGTTTCCTTCTCAAGGTCAGGGTATGTAATAATGCGAACGGGGCCTAAAATTTTATGAAGGTCGTCGTTAGAGAGAGAGTACATTTCAAGCTTCTTTAAAAAAGGAGACGACATTTCAACACAACCTTATTTTGATTTATATCACGTTAAAGTTAAACACTCTTAGGGAAATCCTTTCCTGTACTAATTGAAAAGTGTTTTGAAGGAAAGAGAAAAAGGTATTCACTATCCCGAAGGGCCGGTAGTTTTAACTTCCAACCGTCCATTTTATGCAAGTCTTGATATTTTGCTAAACCTGCAGCCAACTCTTTATCTATAACACCCACTGTCTTGTAAGAAGGAGCTTCACCTTTAAGGACACCTTCTAAATTCGA